GCTTTCGGATTGCCCTTTGGCTGGTATCTTTCAAGTATCTTTGACATAGCTATTTACCTCTTATGGTATTGGTTGGTACCTATCGGTAGTATAGCGTATAACACCAGCTTGTGTCAAGACACCAACATCAACCACAACATGTAGTGGTCGCATGATGTAACGAACTGCTTTGTTCTAGTTACTCTATGACTCCCCCTTTTGTGTAGTTTATACTCCCAAGATAAAACCTCTCAGAAATGGAATCGCACCTAAAGGTGCTGTCAACTATTAAATCGGTTCCCCCTGAAGTAGGTTCCCCCCAATTTAACAGTGGACTTCCATTTGCTGGAGGTTTTTTGTCATCTTGGAGTTAAACTAACAACAAAAGGAGAAGACCATGAGTAACAAACTAGAAAAAGCATTCGGCATCATAGCTGACCACTTCAAAGGGTTAGAGTTGTCGGAAACACCACAAGCTGAGAGTTATACCGCAGAAAAAGGATCGGTACAGAATATCATAAGAGGTTCTGAAATAGCTTGTAAATCTGCCTTGAATCTACAGCACGAAATAGGTGCAAGATTAAAAGGTAGAGTAAGACAATTCTCAGGTTCTGAGATAGAAGATGTAGCTATTCAGAAAGATACATTCGCAGTAAGACAGCTCCAAGAACAGGTAGCTATTACTGAGAATTTCTTAGATACAGCTAAAGAATTCTACAAGAACAGATTTGGTATGGCTTACACACCAGTTGTAAGAAAGCCAAATCCTGAAGATGTTAAAAAGACATCTGCTGTTAATGAAGCTGAAGAGTTATTGAAAAAGATAGCTTAAACTTCAGCTTATATAAACTCCTAGTAGTTCATTCTACTAGGGGTTTATTGTATTGACATTAGTAGAACAAAATGTAAATATATACTTGAAGTAGAAAAGGAGGATCAATGATCTTATACAAAGGCAAAGCCAAAGACTACAGTCTTGATGGCATTAAAAAATCGTTAGCAAAAAAATCAGGTGTGATTGTACACAAGAATATTTTGTTACGCGAATTAATAGAAAAGGTAAATCAATGCATCATACAGAAAAAGAAATCGTAGATATTGTAAGCAAACAAAAAGCTGACTTAGAGCGTATGTTTTCTAAGATGACATTACGCTTAATGAATAGAGTTAAGTCAGCAGATTCATTAAAAGAATTAACTGAATTGCGTAGGGCTTACAAGATTTGTATTGAATGTCATTCATTAGACCAAGAGATAGTCAATACAATTTGTAATCAAATAAATATATTGGAGAAAAAATATGGGGAAAATTAAAACAGGTTTATCTTGGGATGAATGGGATGAACAAGTCAGCGAATCAGCAAAGGATGAAGCCCAAGCAATGTATCATGCAAGTAAATTAGAAAACTGCATGGATGACATCTGCAAGGGTGCTTACAATTATATTAAATTATATCCTAAGAATCCTGACAAAGAGAAGTGGAGAAAATTGTATCAAGAAGCAAATGCAATACGAGATCAATACAAAAAAATCAAGGAGGTTTTATGAGTAGTATTGATTTCTATTGTTGTGTTCTGTTTCTTTTTGCAATGATCATAATGATAATAACAATATAACTAGGAGGTATAATGCAAGGCAAAGCAAAAGATGTAGTCCATAGCATTACAAAAAACATACTGAAGTTAATGAAAGAACAAGGTAGTCAATGGACTAAGCCTTGGGCTAATAAACTATTCACTTCAGTAGATGGTTACAAATATACTGGCGGTAACATTATGCAGTTAGCATTTGAACCATATGACAGATATGTTTGGGGTACATACAAGCAATGGACTAAACATGGATGTCAAGTTAAGAAAGGAGAATCATCTACAAAGTTATTGTTCATAAAGAAATACATTAAAGAAGTAGAAAGAAAAGGAGAAACAAAAGAACAAATGTTTCAGTTGTTTAGAACCTTTGATGTATTTAATATAGAACAAGTAGAGGGTAATACAGAAAAGTTTGTTGGCTTTGATACATTTGAAAACAAAGTCAATGACAATAATACTGCTGATGTATTTATAAATAATACAGGAGCAAAAATTTCTCGTAGTGGTAAAGCTTGTTATATACCAAGCATTGATGAGATTCGTATGCCAAGCAAAGAATCTTTTATCAATACACAACACAGTACCGCTACAGAAAACTACTATTGCACTATGTTTCATGAGCTGACCCATTGGACAGGTCATAAAGATAGATGCGATAGAAAACTATCAACAAAGTTTGGTTCAAGTGGATATGCATTCGAAGAATTAGTTGCAGAACTTGGATCATGTTTTATTGCTAGTCATCTAAACATAACTTCTTCTCCAAGAGAAGACCATGCTATGTATCTTAATAACTGGATTAAATGTTTAGAAGAGAACGAAGATGCTATTTGGAAAGCATCAAGTCTTGCAAGTAAGTCATTAGACTTCTGTAAGAATTTACAATCAACAACAAATGTAATCAAGGAGGTTGCGTAATGAAAGTAAATAGTGATGACTTCAAGTTTATACTACAAACTTTAAATAGAATTGATAGTAAAGCTGATGTCGAATTTAGTGGTAATCATTGGGATGATGCTAAAGATAGAACCTATAGAAGTTTAGAATCTATCTCAATAGAATTTCCCAAAGAGAAAAACGATAATGCTAAACTCATTATCAAAATAAGTTAGGAGGAAACATGAAGATACATGATGAAGAAATAAAAGAATGGATCAATGATTGTCCTACACATAAGTGTGATGTCAATCATATTGATGAGTATGGTATTTGTTTAACTGTTCGTTTTAACAATGAACCTGAAGAACAAGAACCATTAATATTAACAAAAGAAATGGAGGTAAAATAACATGGGTCAATACCATAAAATAATAAACATAGATAAAAAAGAATATGTTAGCGGATGGGATATAGGAATGTTCGCTAAACATTATGAACAAGTTGGCTTTGAGGGATCAATGTCAGATGTATTATATATCTTATTGATTGCACAAGGCAATGAGCGTAGAGGAGGTGGCGATATTGATGGACATGATATTATAGGATCATGGGTTGGAGATAGAGTTGCTGTTGTTGGAGATTATTTTGAAGAAGAAAAAGATAATCCATTATTCAAGAATCTTTATGAAGAAGTATCAAAGAAAGATTCAGGATATAAAAACATAGGAAAACAATTAAGACAAATGTTACCTAAAGTATTTGACTTTAAATTTAAGCAAGACTTTTGGATAACCAAAGAAGCTAATGGTAAGGAATATAAAACTTATCATTGGGAAAGAGTAAGTAAAACAAAGGAGGAAACAAATGAGTAACTTCAATCAAGTTGTTGGAGATTTTATTAAGCAACAAAGACTTAGTAAAAATCCAAGAATGACACAATCAATGTTAGCCAAGTCATTAGGTGTAACATTTCAGCAAGTACAAAAGTATGAAACTGGTGCAAATGGAATGTCATTACAAAAGTTTTTATTAGCTATGAAATTTTTGCAATGCAATCTTAATCGTGTACCTTTTATATTAGATACATTGTCATATGATGTACCTATTACACAGGAGATAGATCATGCTGAACCAAAAGAACTTTAAGGATTTAGTTGGAGAGTTTAAAGCTTTCCACCAAAAAAATTCTGAAGTGTACGAGTTGTTTAAAACATTTACATTTAGAGCAATTAATGCAGGTCATAATAAATTGTCTAGTGAAATGATAATCAATCGTATTCGTTGGGAAACAAGTATAGAAACTACTGATGTAGATTATAAAATCAACAATGATTATAAACCATTTTATAGTCGTATGTTTATGAATGAATATCCACAATATAAAAACTTCTTTGCAACACGAGGAAGTTATGCTGATCAAATGGATTGGAATAATTATGTTGTATAATCAAATCATAAATCATCTAAAGTTACGCAGACAATATCTTAGGATAGATGCTACTGCACTTGCAGAAAAAGTTGGTGTTGCTGACTCTCTCATTAATAAGTGGGAGAGTCTAAAGCAAATACCAAATGCATCTAACTTTTTGAATTGGTGTAATGCATTAGATATGAATGTTGCATTACTAGAACACAAGTCAATGGTTGGGGAATACGAACCAAGTCCACAATGTATTGACTATATCATTAACAATCATGGAAGTGAGGTAGATATAAACTATGAAAAAGAAAAATTCACAGATCATTACAAAGCAAATGGAGATGTTAAGGCAGACTGGGATGCTTGTTTTAGAAACTGGATTAGAAGATCAATCCAATTTGCTAACACTAGAAGACAAACTAAAACATTCAACAGTCCATATGATTCCAATGCTGTTCAAGAAAGACGCAAAAGAATCAGTGATGTTGCGAGTATGGGAGATAAGGTATCTGATGGGCAAAGACAAAACATTCGTACCATCAAGTACGATAGATGATGATGCACCTAATATTATTAATCGCATGGCTAGTTGTATTCAACCATGTACTAGAAAAGATATTGCAGTTGTATTAGAAACTATTGCTAGTACTTTTTCTATTAATATACCAAATGAAACTGGCTTAGAACAATACTTTAGAATACTTCAGAAGTACCCTGCATCCTTACTCAAAGATTGTATGGAAGATATATTAATTAAATATAAGTATGCAAGATTACCACTACCAGTAGAATTTACCGATAGACTAGATGCACCATACGAATACCATTTAGGATGGCTTAGAAAAATAACACATACATTTTATAAGCTTGAACAATGGAAACAAAAAGAGTATAACAAATAAACAAAAGGAGAATATAATGAAAACAAAAGAAGTTATCAAGACTCCAGTTGAAGATGTAAAGATCAATCGTAATCGTGGTCTTGGTGGTAGTGATGCCACAAGAATTATGCGAGGAGATTGGCATGATCTTTGGTTAGAAAAAACCAACAGAAAAGAACCTGATGATCTATCAAAAGTTCTTGCAGTTCAGCTAGGTATTCATACCGAACCAGTAAATAGAATGTTCCTAAACTACACATC